AAGAGGAGACATAAATGGAAGAGAAATATCCAATACACAATTTGGATGGCAATCTGATAACCTCCCACAAAACGGACCTTTTGAAATTTTAACTCAACAAATTACAAAAAACGCATATAGATTTTGTGAAAATTTAAAAAACTTTAATTTTTCTAAAGTTGAATTAATAAATATGTGGGCTAATATAAATTATAAAGGCGATATTAATTGGCCTCATAATCATGAAGAAGATATATCAGGGGTTTTTTACGTTGACGTGCCTAAAAATTCTGGAGATCTTGTTTTTAATTCATACGCATACAATTCTTATCATAAGTTATCAAACTATTTACTAGAAAAACATCAAGTGAAAATAAAATCAAAAAAAAATTTATTAGTTTTATTTGATTCAAATTGTTATCATTGTGTTTCAAAAAACTTAACAAAAAAACCAAGGATAAGCATTAGTTTTAACATTAAAATACATGATTGATATTAACAAAGTGCCGATGGTCCGTGTGACGTGGCTCGATGCTCGTGATACAGAGACAGGTTGGCTTGATATAAAAGAAGTTATGGATGCTCCGTTGGCCGTGTGCCAAGAAGTAGGATGGATGATTCATAATGGTAAAGAAAAAATAATTATTATGAGATCGTATAGTAAAGACAAAGAAGACATTACAGGTGGTGGTGCTATTGCCATACCTAAAGGTTGGTTAAAGAAAATAGAATATTTAAAGGTAGATTATGCTATTAAATAATAAAAATATTAAAAATATTAAAAATAAAAAAACAACTTATGTAAAGAACTTTACATTTATTACAGAAACTTATGATTTTAATAAAATTTCTAATTTGGCTGATACTTTTTCTTTAGATGTTTTTCTTCTACCAGGTCCAGCAAGGCACTTTGATTCTAGATGGCAACTTGCAGACATACACAAATTTGATAATCAATTTTTTATTTTAATAGATCTTTTTCGTAAAATTTTTCAGTATCCACCTGATATTAGAGACGGCGTTGATATATTTTTTTCTTTTGTTACAAACACTGGAGGATCTCATATTGATGAAGAAGATGTATTTCTTATTGGTCTATACGGAAAAACAATTTTTAGAATTACTGAAACAAATGAAGATTATTGTTTAGAAAAAGGTGATCTTTTACATATACCTAAAGGTATAAGACACAGAGCAATATCACTAACGCCAAGATCAATAGCTTCTGTAGGATTTTTTGGAGAAAAAACAAAGTGACTAAAGTATTTATAGGCACGCCTTGTTATGGTAATATGATTACCGCAGATTATTTTAAAAGCTGTTTACAACTTATGGCTTTAGCAGTTACCAAAAAAGTAGAATTACAATTTGGCACGATCGGTAATGAGTCTTTAATAACAAGAGCCCGTAATACATTGGTGCAGTTATTTATGGACGACGAACAATATACACATCTTTTATTTATTGATGCTGATATAGCTTTTAACCCTGAGTCAATATTTCGTATGTTAGATTTAGATGAAGATGTGGTAACGGGAGTGTATCCACGAAAGGTAATTGATTGGACCAAGGCAATTAAAAAAGTAAAAGAAAAACCAAATATAAGTGAAGATGAATTACACGCAGCATCGTTGCAATACAATTTAAACGTTAAAGATTCAAAAAATATCGTGGTTAAAAAAGGTTTTATAGAAGTGTTGGATGGTGCAACTGGTTTTATGTTGATAAAGAGAAATGTCTTTAAAAAAATGGCATTGGCATATCCTCATCTTAGATTTAAATCAGATCAACATTTAGGAGATCCTCATGATAAAACATTTGGATATCACGACACATCTGATTGGAATTATGCATTTTTTGACACAATGATTGAGCCTGATACTAAGAGATATTTGTCAGAAGACTATGCTTTTTGTCGTTTATGGCAAAAAATAGGTGGTAAAATATACGCTGATATTGTTAGCGGTATGACGCACATGGGTAATTACTCATTCAAAGGTAATGTAGGAACTCAATTCTTGCCACAAAACAATAAATAATTTAGTATACTCCGACATGAAATTAGTCGATTTAAAGTTTCAACCAGGTATAGATAAACAAGATACTGCTTATTCAGCAGGAGACCAACGTAAATATGTTGACTCAAATCTTGTGCGTTTTCACTACGGAAAGCCTGAAAGATGGAAAGGTTGGTCGTATTTACCAGATCCAAATAAAACTGTCGTGGGCGTGGTCCGTGATACGCATAGCTGGATTGGTTTAGACGGAACCAGATATCTTGCTTTAGGTACAGACAGAAAATTATATTTATATTCAGGCAGTGCTCTTTATGACATCACACCTATTAGAGAAACAGCAGCTTTAACAAATCCTTTTACAACAAATGGTACAACAACAGTTTCAGTAACTGATGCAAATCACGGCGCTATTGAAGGAGATTTTGTAACCTTTGATTCTTTTTCCACAATAGACGGATTAAATATGAATAACGAGTTTGAAGTTACAACGTATGTTGACGCAAACACTTACAAAGTTACACATACAAGTGCAGCTTCTGGCTCTACCTCTGGTGGGGGCGGCACAGGTAATGCTAACTATCAAATTAATATTGGTGAAACTGCTTCTACCTATGGTTATGGATGGGGCACGGACACTTGGAGTGCAGGAAAATGGAATGAACCAAGTACATCTTCAGATGTAACTGTCTTTGCTCGTAGCTGGTCGTTAGACAATTTTGGTGAAGATTTAATTGCTACTGTGTTAAATGCTAGCACATATATAAAAGATCTTTCTGGTGCAATAGACGCTAGAGCAACGGCTTTATCTAACGCTCCTACCGCATCTAGATTTAGTTTGGTATCTACTGATACAAGACATTTGATGATTTTTGGCACAGAAACTACTATTGGCACACCAGCATCTCAAGATGATTTGTTATTTCGTTTTTCTGATCGAGAGGATGCTACAGATTACACACCAGTAGCAACAAATGAAGCTGGTTCATTACGTATATCAGATGGTTCTAGAATAGTAGGTGCTGTAAAATCATCAGGTCAGATACTTGTTTGGACGGATACCTCACTTCATGGTGTTCAGTTTGTTGGCACACCTTTTACTTTTGGGTTAAGACAACTTGGTGCTAACTGTGGATTGATAGCGCAGCATGCTGCTATTGAAGTAAATGGTAGAGCGTATTGGATGTCTGATAATTCTTTTTATATGTACGATGGTGTTGTTAAAAAAATGCCGTGTTCTGTACAAGACTATGTATTTGATGATCTTAGTTATACTAATAGAAATGACATAGCGTGTGGTATTAACACAGCTTTTAATGAAATTATTTGGTACTATCCTTCAGCAAGCGCTACTGCAATAGATAGAGGTGTCGCTTATAATTATTTAGAAAACACTTGGTATACTGTTAATCTTGGAAGAACAACATGGCTTGGTGCTTATGTATATGAAAACCCTATAGCTACAGAATACAGTGCAAGTTTAACAGCTAATGTATCAACTATACTAGGTTTAACTGCAGGTGCTTCTTATCTTTACGAACATGAGTCAGGCAATAACCAAGCAGATGGCACAGCTTTATCTGCTTTCTTAACAACTGGATCTGTTGAAATAGCTGATGGTGATGAGCTTATGTCGGTCAGTAGATTAGTACCTGATTTTGATAACTTAGCTAATACAATGACAGCTACTTTAACTTTAGAACAATACCCACAATCTGCAGCTAACGTAACTACAACAGGTAGTATTACTAGCACCACAGAAAAAATTGATGTAAGAGGTAGAGGTAGAGCGGTTAAAATTAAATATGAAACGAACACAGTTGATGACACAGCTTGGAGACTTGGATCTACAAAGCTACAACTTAGACCAGACGGAAGAAGATAATGGCTAAAATAACAATTACACGATTACCTAACTCAACACCAGAATATGATCCCAATCAGTTTGACCAAATGGTTGCATTACTAGATCAAATTATTCTTTTACTTAACACAAACTACCAACAAGATTTAAAAGAAGAATCACAGTCGGAGGCTTTTTTCCTTGGCTAATACTTTTAAAAGCGCAATGGTAGATATTACCACAACAGA